GATCTAAAGGGAAATACATTAGTATTATTCCAATTTGTAGAAAAGCACGGTAAACCATTACATGATGTCTTATCAAAGAAAATTAAAGGTGATCGGAAATTGTTTTATGTTAGTGGTGAAACCGATGTTGACACACGCGAGAATATTAGAGCTCTTACAGAGAAAGAAGATAACGCTATTATTGTAGCTTCTATTGGTGTATTCTCTACTGGAATTAATATCAAGAAATTGCATAATATTATATTTGCTTCACCGTCTAAGTCACAGATACGAGTATTACAAAGTATAGGTAGAGGTCTCCGTAAGAGTGGGGATGATATAAATACTACTGTATATGATGTTGCAGATGACTTGCATTGGAAAACGAATAAGAACTATACGTTGAATCATGCAGCAGACAGAATATCGATATACAGTAAAGAAAAATTTACATACGCAATACACGAGATAAAAATATGACATCAGAAGAATTGAATATACGACAATTGAAGTTAGTAAGTGGAGATGATATAATTGCATTGGTCCATAAAAAAGATAACTTAATGGTTGCTATAGAGAGACCTATGAAAATTATACACAATTTATTTGGTGGATATCAGTTAGTTCCTTGGTTTGTATTTTCAAATCAAACGCTATTTACACTGGATCCAAGACAAGTATTACAGCATTGCGAAGTAAGCAATGATTTTAAAGAAACTTACATTAAAGTTTCAACAGAAGTTGTAGCTCCTCCACTTAGATCAGATAAACTATTTCCAGATGAAATTCATCCGGATTTGATGGAAGAACTAGAAGCTTCTGAAAGACTGGATGAATTTGATGATTATGTCCAGGACAATGTTGGAAAGAAAGATAGAATCTTGCATTAATAATAGTATCCTCCTCTGCTCGAAGGCCTCTATTATTATACCATATTTGGAGCGAAAAGTACATGCTTTTCTTCATTTATTTTCAATTAAATTAACTATGTACAATGGCTTAAAAGTATGGTATAATATACCCTTATAAGCTAAAATGGAGATTATATTATGGCCGATCCTAAAAAGAAAGCGCATTATATCAACAATAAAGAGTTCTCACTAGCTGTAGTCGAATACGTTACTACTGTTAATGAAGCAACAAAAGCTGGGAAACCAGCACCAGTCGTTACAGATTATGTAGCAAAATGTTTCCTTAAAATATCAGAAGGACTATCACACAGACCAAACTTTGTCAGATACACATATCGAGAAGAGATGGTTATGGATGCTGTAGAAAACTGCTTAAGAGCTGTTAGAAACTATAAGATAGAAACCGCCACAAGAACAGGTAAGCCTAATGCATTTTCGTATTTTACTCAGATCTGTTTCTTTGCATTCATTAGAAGAATCGCGAAAGAAAAGAAACAACAAGAAATAAAATTTAGATTCATCGAAAAGATGGGTATAGAAGACTTTACCACAATGGGTATGGACGATGCAGGTGCACAACAAACTATGGCTTACGTAGACACATTAAGACAAAGAATGTCGAAAGTAAGAGATACGGACCAAGCAATTAAAGAATTTGCTAAGGAAGAAAAGAAAAAGCTGGAGAAGCTAGAATTATTTATGTTATGAAAAAATTATCAAGAACACAAAAAGACAGTTGGACGAAACTGTCAAACAAAAGACGTCAGAAAGAACTTAAACGAAGACCTCATAGAGAGTTAATGACTACTTCTATGAACAAGATCAGTAGAATCCAAAGGCAATTAGAAACAATACGATTCAAACAAGCTAAAGCGTTTAAGCAGCAGCAACAATGAAAGTAGCCATATTGAATGACACTCATTGTGGTGTTAGGAATTCCTCAGATATATTTTTGGACTACCAAGAAAGATTTTACAAAGAAATCTTCTTCCCATATCTCCAAAAACACAATATAATAAACGTATTGCACCTAGGTGATTATTACGAGCACAGAAAGTTTGTTAACTTTAAAGCTTTACAACATAATCGAAAAGCATTCTTAGAACCATTAAGAGATTTAGGTATTACTATGGATATCATTCCAGGTAATCACGATGTCTATTTTAAAAACACAAACGAACTATGTAGTCTAAAAGAACTATTAGGATATTTTACATCTAATGTGAATATTATTATGAAACCAACAGTATTGGATTACGCTGGATGTAAAGTTGCAGTTGTACCTTGGATAAACAATAGTAACTATGCCGAGTACACCGAATTTCTCTCTCAGTGTAAAGCTAACATCGTTGGTGCGCATTTGGAACTAAAAGGATTCGACATGATGCCGGGAATGCCAAATCCTCATGGAATGGACTCAGACATCTTCAATAGATTTGAAATGGTACTATCTGGACATTTCCATACTAAGTCAAATAGAGGCCCAATTCATTATTTAGGATCTCAAATGGAATTCACATGGGCAGATGTTGATGATCCAAAATATTTTCACATACTAGATACAGAAACAAGAGAACTTACACAAGTAAGAAACCCAATTACAATATTTAAAAAATTCGTATATGACGATGAAAAAGTAGATTATAACACAGTTGACATGGAACAATTTAAAAAGAAGTTTGTCAAATTGATTGTTGTTAATAAGAACGATTTATACATGTTTGATAGGTTCGTAGATAAGTTACAAAATATAGAAACATATGAATTGAAAATCGCAGAGAACTTTGAAGAGTTCCTTGGTGATAACGTAGATGATGACTCTGTTAATTCTATGGAAGATACGACCGAATTGTTAGATTCCTACGTTGAAGCTGTTGACACAGACTTAGACAAAGACCACATAAAAATAAAATTAAGAGAGCTATATACTGAAGCTCAGAACCAAGAGATAGTATGATAGATTTTAAATCATGTAAGTGGAAGAATTTTCTATCCACTGGAAACGACTTTACAGAAGTACAATTAAATAGATCACCCACAACACTTATTGTTGGTGCAAATGGAGCAGGTAAATCTACATTATTAGATGCTATCTCCTTTGGCTTGTTTGGTAAACCACATAGAGATATCAAAAAAGATCAAATGATTAATAGTATCAATAAGAAAGGTACTGTCGTTGAAGTAGAATTTGCTGTAGGTGGACAAGATTTTAGAATTCATAGATCAATACGACCTAATAAGTTCGAAATCTATCAGAATGGGCATCAAATCAATCAGGCATCGAACGCGAGAGATCATCAAAAGTTTCTTGAGCAAAACATCCTTAAACTAAATCACAAGTCGTTTCACCAGGTTGTAGTTCTAGGATCTTCAAGCTTTATTCCCTTTATGCAGTTACCTGCGTGGACTCGAAGAGAAGTTATCGAAGATCTACTAGATATCAATATCTTCTCCAAAATGAACGGTTTGCTTAGAGAAAGAAACCATAAGATTAAAGACGAGCTTGTTGATATAACACACAATTTAGACTTACTTAAGTCAAAACAAGATTCCCAAACAAAATATATCAAAGATCTCCAAGGGATTAACAAAGATATGATTGAACAGAAGCATGCTTCCATAGTCACTCACAAGGATGACATCGCAGCACTCTTTACGCAATCACGAGAATTAGGTACTAAACTAACCTCTGATATGAAAGCTACACAGACAACAGCAGCGAAGCACTCAGAAGCTATTAGCCAATTGAGCGCCAAAGACTATTCGACAACACAATCAATTAAAGTGTTGGTAAAAGAAGCAAGGTTTTATGAAGATAACGATCATTGCCCAACATGTGACCAGGATATAGATCAAAATAAGAAAGACCAGAAGCTGTCAGAATTAAGCGATACTGCTTCGGGAATGCAACAAGGCATGGATCTCTTAAAGAAAGAGCTGGCAGCATCTCAACACGACCTGAGTCAAACCAATTCGAAGATGTCGGAATTACAAGATAGACAGACACAAATTAATTCCAATAATGATGCAGTTACATTATTACAAAAAGAGATTGATAAGATTCAAACAGAGATTAATACGCTATCTTCCCAAAGTGGAGATGTGAAAGCAGCTAAGAAGGATCTCGAAAAATTAAGAAAGGACAAAGATAAATCTACAGAACGCAAATTAGAATACGTAGAAGAAAGAACCTATAATGAAGTTATAGGAGAAATGCTTAAAGATACTGGTATCAAAACGAAGGTGATAAAACAATATCTCCCAGTTATGAATCGATTAATTAATAATTATTTGCAAGTATTAGACTTCTTTGTAGCATTTCATTTAGATGAATCCTTTAATGAAACTATTAGATCTCGCCATCGTGATACGTTCAATTATGCATCATTTTCAGAAGGGGAGAAACAAAGGATAGATCTGGCTTTGCTCTTTACATGGCGCCAGATCGCTAAAATGAAGAACAGCGCAAGCAGCAATTTATTGATCCTAGATGAGACTTTTGACTCGAGTTTAGACGTAGATGGCATCGATAACCTTACAAAAATCTTAAATACGCTCGAAGAAGGCACAAATGTCTTCATTATATCACATAAAGGTGACATTTTAGAGAATAAGTTCAGAAATAAGATAGAATTCTATAAGGATAGGAACTTTTCAAAGCTCAGATAGCAAAAGGAGCGCGGGTGTGAACCGTTGCGTATAACTGCCTTACTAAGTATTTTTAAACGCACACCCGCTCACCAAACAATCCAAGCAGGGATTCATTGTTAAAAAGCACAATTCAAAAGCTTGAGTAGCTCAGTTGGTAGAGCAGCTGATTTGTAATCAGCAGGTCGAAGGTTCGAAGCCTTTCTCAAGCTCCATTCTAGAATGCCGCTTCCATAGCTCAATTGGATAGAGCAACGCCCTTCTAAGGCGTAGGTTTCAGGTTCGACTCCTGATGGAAGCGCCAGAATGCATCGTTGCTAGCAACTACCTTACTACTTAAATCAAAACGCACACCCGCTCCTAAGACAATTTATTTTCATTATTTTCATAAAAAGCATGTACTTTCCCGGTCCACTTGATATAATGGCCCTATAAACAAAAAAAATAACAATATGAATGTACCAAAAATGAGAATGAAGCAAACCCGTGTTTATTTTCATTTATTTTTAGGGGGCCCTATGTACATTCCCGGCCCATATGGTATAATATACCCTATAAACAACAAAAAACAAATACTGTAAGGAGTGATTGTGGAACAAAACAAAACATTAGGAAAACTACTCGCAAGGGAAAATATTACTATTCAACATGGTAATTACAAAACTGCTTGGTTTGACATTAAAGATCGCGTATTAGGACTTCCTATGTGGGCAGATAATGGCAAAGATGTTTATGATCTTTTAATAGGTCACGAAGTTGGTCACGCACTATTTACTCCATACGAAGGTTGGCACGATTCTCAAGATAAACTTGAAGGTTGCCCAAGATCTTACATTAACGTAATTGAAGATGCAAGAATAGAAAGAAAAATTAGATCTGAATATCCTGGTCTTGTTGGTCCTTTCTTAAGAGGTTACAAAAAGCTTCTAGAACAAGAATTCTTTGGTGATATAGATGACGTAGATTTTGATAATGTAAAACTTATAGACAAAATTAATTTAAAAGCTAAAATCGGTAACAACATTGTTGTTCCTTTTAATGCAGAAGAAAAAGCATTCTTTGATAGAGCAATGAATAACGAAACCTTTGGTGAAGTTGTTGATCTTTGTAGAGAAATTCTAGCTTACACAAAAGAAAATCATCCTGAGCAATTAACACCTCCTCCAGCTCCAGAACTTCCTGAGGATCTTCCTCTAATATCTGATGAGCAAGGTGAGCAACAATCACAACAAGGTCATGACGACATGGATCCTCAAGATTCACAAGAAACTGACTCAGAAGAAAAATCACAAGGTGGTGCTTCAGACGATGACAGTGACGAAGATGGTGAAGAAGGTGAAGATGAGTCAAACGATTCAAAAGATGGTGACAATGAAGACGACAAAGCTTCTAGTGAGTCATCTTTAACTGATAAGCCAAATGCTGGTGAAGAAGATACTTCAACAACAGATGAGATCTTCAGAAGAAACGAAGCTAAGTTAATTAAAACAGATAGTAGAGGAAATCAAGTACTTCACGTTAATGCACCATCAAAAAAGCTTAGAAAACTCACAGTAATAGAACATAAAGTTCTTGCTGCAGAGAGACTAGCTAACAGATCAAAATTTGATGATAACGTCATTTTTGGTAACGAAGAAAAATTCAACACATACATGAAAGCAACACGTAAAAATGTAAACTTTGCTGTAAAAGAATTCGAAATGAGAAAGGCAGCACATCAATGGCAAAGAGCAGCTACTGCAAAAAGTGGTTCACTCGATGTCAATAAAGTACATGGTTATAAATTTAATGAAGACATCTTCGCTAGAGTAACAAATTTGGCAGATGCTAAAAATCACGGTCTTATGATGATCGTTGATTATAGTGGATCCATGTGTTATTCAATGCCACAAGTTCTAGATCAAGTAATGCATTTGGTAACATTTTGTAAAGCAGTAAACATACCTTTCGAAGTATATGCATTTACTACTGGAAATACTAATTTCAATTGGTCAGAAAATGCTGAAAATGATAAGAAAGTTAGAAAGAACTTTGACTTATTTAAAGATGGAATGATGGATATGGACAGATTGAGCATGCCACAACTTGTGACTTCAAGCTTGAAGAAAGCTGATCACAAACTTGCAATGCAAACTCTTCATTCTAAAATGACAAACGGTTGGGGTCGCGATAGCTTTGAATCAGCAAACGAATCTTATGGATCAACTCCTCTTAATCAAGCATTAGTTATATCTCATGATCTTATCAAAGAATTTAAAGCTAAGCACAACATAGAAAAAATGAATTTCGTAGTCTTAACTGATGGTGATACAAATGGTTTAAGAGGATTTAGCGATTCAAAGCTTGACGACAAGAAAGCTAACACATCTAGAGGGATGCAACATAATGGAATTAACGTTTTAGTAGATAACAAAATTGTTAATTTAGAAGATGGAAGAAAAGGTGGAACAAAATCTCTTCTGGAAAATATTCAGAAAAGATACAATGTTAACACATTAGGATTTTTCATCGCAGATGATGCAAGAACCTTTCATAATAGAATAGCTATGGGTCATTCTAAGGACAATGAATATTGGACTCCAGAATATGACGAAATCAAGAAAGCAAGCACGAAAGAATATCGTAAGAACAAATGCGTTATTCAAAATAACGTGTTAGGTTATAACGAATATTATGTCTTAAGAGCAGGTAGCAATCTAGAAACTGAAGGAGACAACAAACTAGACGGTTTAGATCTAGGAGCATCAAAAGGAAAAATCGGTAGTGCATTTAAACAAGATGCAAAATCAAAAAAAGTAAACAAGGTATTGTTAACAAGCTTTGGAAAAGCTGTAGCTTAAACTGAAAATAAATGAAAATAAATGAAAATAAGCATGTACAACTACCTAAAAACGTGGTATAATATACCTATAATTTAAAAACAACACTGTAAGGAGTGACTATATAATGACAATTAAAAATGAAACGTTGAAGCCATCAACTCAAAATATCGCAAAAGAATTAGGGAAAAGATTTCCTGATCAACAAGAATTCAGAACAGCTTCAATTATTGAAACTGCGAAATCTTTAGGTTACAGATATGGAGATTGGAAAGATCTCATATCAGAGTCTTTCAGAATCAGACGTGGAACATTTGATTTATCCTCAGTGGTTGTAGCAATGCCTGCAGTTGAAGTTAACGAAGTTAACAGATCTGTAATTGGTATGCAATCAATCGTAAACGAAGAAAAAACTTATGCAAAAGTGGATCCTTCATTTGTCGCTTGGGGAGCTTTCGCTGATATGAAAAGAATCATATCTTCTAACATGTTCTATCCTACATACATAAGTGGACTGTCAGGTAACGGTAAAACGTTCATGATTGAACAAGCTTGTGCTAAACTCAAGAGAGAATTCATTAGAGTTCAAATTAATCCTGAGACTGACGAAGATGATTTGATCGGTG